CACGATGCCTAACCAGCCCTTGAGGAACCGGCCGACGCCCGTATGCCACACGATGAAACCGATGCCGAGCACGGCGAGCGCGATGCATACCCAGACGAGCGGGGCCACCCACCAGGGCACCTGGTCCTCCACGCCTGTCAGCGCCATGTAGATCACGTCCACGGCGTCAATTATACGCGCCTGCTCACCCTGCCCGGCCTCGGCCTCCGTCCTGATTGTCGGGATGCTCGGTTCCGGCTGGGTGGTCTCGGACGCGATGCGCTCGAACCGGCGGCCGCTCGAATGTGCGAGTTGCCGGACCGCAGTGGTGTTGGCGGCGATCCGCTCGCTCGGCCCAGCGCACGATGTCGCCGCGACGACGAGGATGACGAGTAGCCATTTCACGGCTCCACCCACTGGATGCCCTCGAGGACGTCACAGCAGGCCGCCGCGGTCGCCTGCTGGCCGTCCCAGCCGTTGAGCGCAGCGAGCAGGCTGGCAGCCAGTTGGTGGTATTCGTCCCGCCGGCTGGCGATGTCGGCCACCACCGGGCCAGCCGGCACGATCCCCAGCGCGGCGTTTCGCTGGGTGTGCTCGGGCGCTACAGCCAGGATGGACGCCGTGCATGCCGCCCGCAGCCGCTCGAGCTGCTCGAGGTAGACCGTCGGCGGGGTCCGGGTGTCCTCGACCGTCACGGTGCCGTCAGGATGGTGCAGGTAGGTCTTGGGCATGTCAGTAGGCCGAGATGAGCGCCACGAACTGGTTGGTGCTTCCGTCGTTGTGGCGGAACGTCGTTGGGGCCGGATCCGCCAGGTCGTGCGAGCCGATGTCGGCGTAGAGACCGGTGATGCAGTCGTTAGCGGCCGTGTCGAAGACCCCAAGCGGGTTTGACGCCCTGGCGCTGATTCGCCCGAACGATCCAGTAGCCGTCGAGTAGATGACGGCCACCCAGTACAGGCCGGGCGCAAGCGTCACCAGCGGAGTTCCCGTGGCTGCGTTGTAGCCGTAGCCGCCGCCGGTGGCGATGGCAGCGCTGGCGTACAGACGGGTGCCCGGCCTGCCATCGGTGCCGTCGGGTTTGTAGACGGCAAACTTGACGTTCCCGCCGATGGTGCCGAACGTCTGGCTGGCGATGGTCTTGATGCCCACCGAATGCGGAATGTAGAACAGGTTGTAGAACGCTCGATTGGCCGTTGGGGTGCCTCCTGCCGCGCACGCGTTCGCGTTCAGGGGCATCGAGTAGATCCTGGCGTTCGAGCCGGTCGATGCATCGATGCCGTCGGCCGGCAGCCGCGGGCAATGAAACGATTTGTTTGCCCAGGCGGTCGCCGTGGCGCTGGTCGATTCCAGCACATAGCCAGCCGTGTCAAACGTCGGCGTACGGATCCACCGGTTGACCACTGCGCCGGCAGTGTCCTCGGCAAACAGGATCCCGTCCGCAGTGTTGACGGCCAGTTCACCCTCGAGGAGCTGCGCAGTCGTCGGCGCTGCGCCTGGGGTGCTCGAGCGCTTCAGTCGGATCTGGTCGGTCATCAGTAGGTCCCCCCGTCAACCGACACGGTCAGGGCCGACACGCATTCCCCGTCCCAAGCGTTGGCACGTTCAAACAGGCATACGGTGACGCCACTGGCCGTGTAGACCATGGCAGCCATGACGAACGCATTGTTGGGCACTGGAAGAAGGTCGAACCCAGCGGCGTTTGCCCTGGTGGCATCGACCCCACCGCCGGCGAACGATGCCGTGTTTCCATACTCGGCTAGGTTGTATGCCGTAACACTCAGGGCGTCGGTTTCGGAAATGGTCGTGATAGACGTTGGCGTGGCGGTCGGCTGTGCTTTTCCGAGCGTGTAAGTCCAACGATTAGATGCCAGCAACGTGCTGCCGATGACCTTCATGGGGTGCCAGGACACCACGGCCCCACGCTGAAGCAGGAGTTCCTGCAGCTGCCCACGGTTGGCCGTCACAAACTGCGCAGCCTCCACCATCAGGTTGAACGCGTCGGCGGACTGGCCGACGGGAGCGTAGACGGATGGTTGGAGGAATCCGGTCATGGCCAAGCGGGCTTCGGGTTGGACAGAATGTCGAGCACTTCGGTGGGCAGGATGACGCCCGCCGTATGGAATGCAGCCGTGTCTGGGTACGCCTGATACCACACTGCCCTGGCGGTCGCCTTCATAGTCGAACCACCGACGGAGATCGTGGTATCGGCCCAAATGGACCCATCTACCGGGTTGCGCATCGGAATTTGCTCGAGGTGGTACCACTCGTCGTACAGGAACGTGTACACGTCCATGCTGACGGAATCACTGACGTAGCGCCGCTCGTACGACTGGAACAGGACCGTTCCGGCTGCGTAACCAGCGAACTGCGCCGAATTGCGCTTTAGCAGGTCCTCGGTGATGTTTGCAGGGACGTTTGTGTACCCAAGTCCGCTGTTCGTGTCGTTCACGATGAACTCGACGCGGAACAATTCTTGTCGGACCGTCCTGATGAACGGCGTCCCCATGATGTTGGTGACGGTCCCGTTGGAAATCAGCGTGCTCGGAGGCCAGGCGATAGTCCCGTTCGGCGGGAAAGAGCTTGTCGGCGTCAGCGCGGGCTTGATGTATTGCGACACCTTGCGCTCGGAACTCTGCAGGCTCGTCTTGACGCCTCGGAACGGCGCAACGCCGACGATGGGACCTCGAGCCGTCGAGGTCACGATGTAGGTGTTAGCCCGGTCGGGGTGGGTTTCCACCCTGATGTCCTCAACGATGAACTGGGCCAAACCGCCGTCGATGGTGCCGAGCGCCAGCCGGGTGCCGAGAGCCTCAATTTCGTCGAACGGTGCCGTCTGCGCCTTGATCGAGTTGAAGACATTCCAACTGTCCTCGCTGGTCCCGACGTAGGCCGGGTCGTCGTTGGCCACAAGAAACCGCGTGGTGTGAACGGCCACGGTCGGCTCCATGCCGATGGTCAAGGATTGCTGGTTGTGCTGCCTGAATACCTGCCACGCCATCAGCGGGTCCTCTCTGTGTTCTGCTTGATCTGCTCAAGCACGCGCAGCAGCTGCTGGTTCAGGCCCTCGAGCTGCCCGGTGTCGCCAATCGCCATGGCAATGCCGCTCTGTGCTCTAATTTGGGCCTCCTGCGCCCGCAGTGCCTCCATGTCGGACAGGCCAACGGTCAGTTCTTTCACCTTCATCAGGGACGCTTCGGCGCTAGCCGTGAGCCCGTAGGCAGCGTTGGCTATGTAGGCGCCCGGCTCCGTGAAAAAGGACTCGATGTTCTTGGCTTGCGTTCCGTGTGGGGAAACTGCCCGCAGCGCGGTAGCGATTTGCTGCTGCGCACCACGCTCGATCCGTGCGGCTCCCGGCTCGTCCATACCCAATCCGACCATCCTCTGACCAGCAGCCATGTTGGCATGCAGGGCGTCAATCTCGGCCTTGATCATGCGCGTGGAATACGGCTTAGTCATTTCATCGAGCGTCTTTCGCGCCTCGATGTTGGCCTGATAGAACGAGCCGATGGCCTGAAACAGCGGGCTGGCCATGGCAGCGCCAACCAAGTTTTGCATGCGGCTGAACTGGCCACGGATGCCCTCGAGGGTTGCAGTGGCCTGCTGGCCCATCTTGCGCAGCCCAGTGACGTCGGCGTCGATCCCGATTGAGAGCCCTAGTTTTGCCACGTTGCCACCTTCCCGAGGGTTGCCATCCAGTCAGTCTGCCCGGGCTTTCGCCAAGGCTCCACCACCGTCTGCGGCTGACGAGTCAGCCCGTACGCCAGGACCGCCAGCAGCCGCTCTATGCGGTCTGCCGGGGTCCACTCCAAGGGTTTGCCATCACCCCCTGTACCAGTGCCATGGCCACATGCACGTCGAGCGCCGTCGATCCAGGTACGCCGTCCACCCGGGTGCAGGACTCGAGGACGAACGCCTGTTTGGCGTCCTCGTCCAGCTGCTCGACCTTGCGCCACTCGCTGACGGTGATCGGCCGGACCTCGAGCACGGCCGGGTAGCCGGCCACGGCGTCGCTGGTGAACGTGCGCCAGGTCATGACCGAGCAGCCGTGATTTGGCCAACGTACTGCCAGGACACGGTGGCTTGGTGCACCGCGTCGTTGGTGTAGGTCGGGTTGTAGCCCGTGATGATGGCCGAGCCGGTGAAGTCGACGCCACCCGTGCCGGCGCCGCTGGCAGCGATTTCGACGGTCACCGCGTTGGTGTTGGGATTCGCCCCGCTGAACTTCTGCGCCAGCGACAGCCCGGTGGCGTTGTCAGTGTGGATTGTCGCTGTCCCGGTCACCACAGGGCGGCCTTGCAGCGCAGCGCTGAACGGCGAGTTGAGCAAGGTCGCCTCAACTGCCGAGCTGGTGGCCGAAATGCTGATGTCGGTTACGTCCACGAGGGTGCCAGCGATGCTGAGAGTCGTTCCGTTTGCGATTGCTGCCATGTCTTAGCCTCCTGTTGCCCAAATGCGGTACGTCTGACGAACCACCCGCGGGCCGTCGTCCGTGCCTTCCTGATCGTCCACGCGCTCGACGTCCTCGCCGTCGGTGGCGCTCCACTGGATCTTGGTGCCATCGACCGTGCCGTAGGTCGTGTTGTCGTTGAGCACGGCCGACACCGCGTCCGCCAGGGCCCTGGCGCCAGACAGCGTGGTGGCGATGCAGTCGACCGCCACCGAGAACTCGGCCAGGGTGGTCGTCCCGGTCAGCGTGCGCACCGGCGTGCGGCCCTCGACGCTGTAGACCAGCGCCGGGAGGGCGGTGCCCTCTCGCCGCCACTCCGGGCTGATGCGAGTGCTGACCAGCGCCGTCACGCCTATGTCGTCGGATAGCCGGCGCCGGATGGCCGTTTCGATGCTCATTTCCGCCTCGCTTTCAGGCGGGCACGCTGGGCCAGGGCAACCAGTTGCGTCTCGATGACGATGGCTAGGTCCTCCTTGAGGACCTCAGGCGGGAACTGCTGGTAGGTGTCGCGCTTGATGTGCCACTGGGCCCGGCCGCTGTCCACGATGGGCGCGATGTACGACCGTGGCCGCCGCTTGTACCGAAAGCCTGTGCGGCTGGTCGTCTTGAGCCCACGGGTATCCCCCACCGACTGAATGACCTTGCTCGATGCCTTGCGCAGGCTTTCCTGCCCGGCGTAGCTGCGGTGGGTGGCGCCGTGCGTCAGCCAGTTCTGCTTGTACGTCGTCGCCAGGCGCTTCAGGCTGCGCCGCAGAAGCTGCTTGAACAGGTTCCGGCTGACCCGGTCGGGGAGCTCGAGGAACACCTGCTCGGCAGCCAAGAACGCCCGCTGGGCCCGCTGGCTGGCCCCGGCCCGCATGATGCCGAGGTTCTCCGACGCGTTGACCTGGCGTTCCATGAACCGCTGGTAGTTCCGCAGGTGCTCCGGGGTGTTGAATGTTGCGCCGCGGCGAAAACTCATGCCGTCACCTCGAGCGCTTCGCAGTGCAGTTCCATCCGGCGCAGGTCGGGGTCGACCACGCCCGTCAGTTCCAACGTCCGGTCCGTCTTGCCCGTTTCGCGCAGCAGGATTCGGCTCTTGACGGTCACCGACTCGATCCATGGCAGGATGATCCGGTATGACGTCTGCCCGCGGTTGATATCCACGGCGTCGATGCTGCGGCCGTCCGCAGTCTCGATGTGGCCCAGCACGGTCGCCAGGGTTGACCAGGTCTTGGTCCCCTGCCCGTAGGAGTCGACCGAAACGGTGTAGTTCTGCACCGCCATCTCGTGCCGGAACATGCCGCGAGGGACCATCAGTGCACCCCATGCTCTCCGAGCATGGCGAACAGCATCTGCTCGGCCTTGCCCTCGATGGCTCCGGTGCTGTCGCCGCGGTCGGCGTAGAGTCGACCGGCGAGCTGCAACGCGAGCATGTTGATGTAGTGGTCGCCCACCAAGGTGTTCCAGTTGATGGTCACAGGCCGATTCCAAGCCTTGTCGACCAACACCGCAACCCGTTCGCCGTCCCAGTGCAGTTCCGGCGTTTCCGTCTGGGTCACGTCATCGTCGTCCACATAGACGGCGGTGATCGCTGACGCT